GCCGTTCGTGTTTTCCAGCGTCGTGACCTTGACCACGCCAGCCCCTTTGGGCGTCAACCTTATATCGACATCGGTATCAGTGCCGCTGGCCATCAGTTGCGGGCCATTGCCAGTGCCGGCCGGGGCGAATGTGAAATAGTTGACCGGCGTGCCGACGCCGTTGACATCGAACACCCCCAGGTTCGACAGGCCGCTATTCCGTATCCGCACCAGCCCAGCAGTGGAACCGCTGCGCAGGTCCAAATTGGTGCCGGTTCCAGCAGCCCGAACCATGCTGATGCTGCCGTTGTTTCCTATTTCCACGGCCTGGGCGCCATTCCCGCCCGTGATGTTCGCTGTGCCGGTGGTCGCGCCGGTCACGCCAAGAGTGCCCGCCACGGTCGTGTTGCCGCTGGACGCTGTGATGTTGAATTTGTTCGTGTTTATGGCGACGTTGCCGGATGCGGCCAGCGTGCCGAACGAGGCATTCACGCCGGCCGAAAGTATCTGGCTGACCGTGCCATAGGTGTAAGCCGTTCCTGTGCCGCCCTGTTGCAGCAACAACTTGTCAGTCGAGGCGATGGACGACGCCGCGCTGAATTGGCTGATTTGCTTGGTGGATTGCGCCAGCGCAGGGAACGCCAGCAGGAGCGCGATGGCAGTGTGCAGGAACAGGCGCATGGTGTCAGTCCTCAGCAACCGCCCACGCCGCCGCCGATGCCATCAGCGATCGTGGTGGGGGTGTTTGATGTGCCGGCGTAGGCAATAAGGCGCGCTGTGCCTGGCGTGCTGCCGCATACCAGTTCCAACTTGCCATAGTAGACGCCTGGGTTGATGGCGCTTGGGGCGCGGCGCAGCATGTAGAAGCTGCCGCTGTCACCCAACACGAATGCTTTCTGCCCACCCGCCCAGTATTCCAGCATACCGTTGTAATGCGTCAGGTAGCTGCCGGTCATGCCGTCGCCGTTGAACGACAGCTTGAGGCCGTCGCGCATCTTAATCGCCACAGCGCGGTTCAGGTGGTCGATGTATGGGTTGCTGCGCTGGCCGACACCTTGGCTCAGGTCGATGGCCGCGATTGTGTAGCCGGCGTAATAGGCGCTTATGACGTTGAAGAACGAGTCTTCGACGCCGCCATGTGTTGCATTCCAGTAGTCGCCGAACCCCACCTCGAACGGCTTGGTGGCATCCTTCTGATGCGTCCGCAGCACCACCTGCCGCGCGAACCGCCATTTGTCGGCATTATTGTCCGGCCCCTTGTGGTCATCAGCGCCGTTACCGTCGATGTCCAATTCGAGCCCGACGAGTGCGCCGCCTTTGCTGGATGGCAGGCCTGTGCGATCGGACAAAACCCACCAGTTGGCCCAGCCCTCAGCGATGTGGCGGCCAGCGGGGACTGTGCCATCCGGGACTTTGGCTGTGGTTTTCACCACGTGGGCATAGATAGCGCCGTGTTGGCTTCCGCCTGGGGGGGGTGCGAGGTCCGCCAGGTTCTGGATGTATGCGGTGGCGCCTACGCCCCAGTAGTTGCTGGATGGCTGCCCATTGACCTGCACGCCCGCTTTGATGGCCGCTGTGGCGCCCTGTGCGCCACCTGTAGCAAGGTCAATCTGCTGGGTCACATCCAGCACCGGCTGGGCGCTGCCGGCATCGTCAGTGCCCGCTGACTGCATTTTGACCAGCGGTCCAGTCGCGCCGTATCCGAATCTGAAAAACTCGCTCTTGCCTTTGATGTCGAGTGCCTTACCCCACCCGCCAGTTGTCTCAGGCAGCACCGTGACCTTGAGGCTGTTGCTGGTCCCGAATGTGGTGGTCTGCGCGAGTGCCGGTGCTGTCGCCAGCATCATGGCCAGTAGGAAACGCATACGGTCATAGCTCCGCGTCGAGGGATGCGACATCGGTTGAGCCGATGTCATTGAGCAGGCACGGGCGGAACGTCGTCAGCCCAGTGAACCCAGTCCAGTTGAGCGTGAGGCCGCCGGTCTGGTCATCATAGTTGGCGATCGTAGGCGCCGTAGTGCTGGTGTAGTTTCCGTCACCAGGGAAGTTCATCGTCACAGTGCCTGACCATGTGATTGTCGGCTCTGTCCGCATGGCAACCGGCAGGCGGCCGCCGACAGTGCACGCTGTTGTGCTGGATGACCCGCCAGTCAGGCCAATGGGGATGCGGGTGTAGTATCGCTGGCACAGCAGCAGTTCGAGCCCCTTTGGGCGCCGCTCAGGCAGCAGGTCCACCGCGCCGTCCTGGATACACACGTCAGTAATTTCGAACGTGTCGGTGGCGTTTAGGGGCAGGTTTATGGTGAAAATTATGTGGTCGTTATTGTCGCTGCCGAACGTCTTACCGCCAATGCCGGCCAGCGTTTTCGTGAACGTGAACCGCTGCCAGGATGAGGTGACGTTGATGTTGCTACTGGAACTGTTCACCGTGCTACTGGGCGAGCCGCCCGTGCCAAAGTTCTGGGACAGCAGCAAGGTCAGCGTGCGGGAACTGTCGGCTTTGGCATAAAAACTGATATTCACCTCGCGGCCGGAAAAGTGGTGCACCCCCTCGATGCGCTGCTGTAGCTGGCGGAATGAGCCGCCAGTCCCGGCAGTGCCGCGGGTGATCTTCATGCTATTGCGGATACCGGCATCGAGCAGCGTTGAGTCCGTCACTGCTTCCTGGGTGACGGTGAATGCACTGCCAGAGCCGTTGTAGTTAATCCGCCAGCGGTCGAGCAGATACGAATTGGATGCCGGCGTGGTGAGCGACACACCGCGTTGGGCGATTTCCATACGGCCGTTGATGATGGCATTCCGTAGGCCGGACGCCGAACCCGCATTGAAGCTGGTCACCCCATGGACCACCCCGGCCAGTTCAATGCCTGTGGTGGGGTGAATATAAACCCGGTTCTCGGCAGGCAGGTCGCTCAGGACATAAACCAGCCCCGCCGTGAACGTGATGCGTGACGTGTTGTTGCTGCTGTTGCTCAGAACAGTGGTGCGCGCCAGGGTGTCGGTAGCTGCGTTTGTGAATGCGCCGTGGCCACATTCCCACTGCGTCCCGTTGGTCAAGAAATAGAACGCAAGGTCGCCCGATGTGATGAAATCGGCGAACCCCACCCGCCCCGTGATGGGGCCGTTCAGGTTGATGGTTGCGCTGTTGCTGGGGTTGGTGGTCGTCTCGACCACAAAGTTACCAAGCATGGTCAAAGCCTCTCGAACATAGAGCCTTGATACGACCGCACCCCTGTCGCGCGCATGCTGAAATTAACGTCCTGCGCATCTTTCAGGCGGCCAAATACAGCCTCATAGCCGATGGCGCTTGAGTTGATATCAGGGACAAACAGCACATTGCCACCCAGCCGGGCCAGGCGGTCGAGTTCACCGACGTAGGCGTATGACTCGCTGTCCACCACAGCGGCGAGCATAAAATTGTAAACACGCTGCACCCACCTCTGGGTGGGGAACTCCTGCCCGCCACGGCTTCGCAGTTCCGATATGTCATCACGCCGGCCATAGGTGGACTCAATGGCGGTGGCATATTCTAGGATGAACAGTTGGCCGGCGAATGCCAACGGCACGTTCAGGAAGCCGTCTGTGTTGCTGTTGTCGGTGATGGCGATGGTCAGGGTGTCGCCGGTATAGTCCTGGTCAGCAACCACCACGACCTGCCTGTAACCTGCGATGGGCCCTGTGGTAGTGGTTGTCCACACGGTGCTGCCGCCATCTTTGAGCGTCCACACAATCGAGGCGCCAGATGTCAGGTTAGTCCGGAATATACCCGCGGCGCGGAATGTCAGGTCGCTGCCGAATGCAATGGTCAGGGTCTCGTCGGTCTCGCCATCCTCTGTCTGCCAGGCGGTGCTTTCGGCGCCGTGGTCGGTTGCCACGTTGGTCGCCGGCAGTGCCGTTTCCTCGTTGGTGGCTGTGATGGTGGCCGTTTTCACGTAATTGGAATAACCAAATGCCGTCTGCGCGGTCATGTGATCACCGTCAAGGTCATGTGCATGTCAGCCGATCGGATACCTCGCCCAACCACCTGGACGATTTTCCCTGCATCGAGGTCAGCGAACGGATAGGTGATCTGAATATAGTCGCCGAACGTCAGGTTCATGCCCAGCCATATCGGCACTGTCACGTCGTATGACCGTATTCCGTTCTCGAACAGTTCGCCGATGTCGATTGCGACCTGATCAGCGTTCGCTTTGGCCGTCAGCATGCCACCGAACGGGGGGGGGTCGTTTGCGTTCCGCCAATTTGCAGCGACTGTGCCAGAATACCACTCAGCCATGAGTTCAGGTTGACCGATATACTGACGCCGGGCTGCCGTGGCAGACGATGAGACGCCTGTTTTCATTACGGTATAGTTGTGTCGATACGCAACCCGGATGCGCTTGGGCGGTGGGAACACCACGTCAGGCACCGCGCGCGGCACCAGGTCGATTATGGTGGCTTCGTCGAAATAGGCGTCAGGGGTGGCGTCGGCTGGGATTTTGCGCAGGACAAAGCACTGCAGTTGCCCGTCCGGTGCTGGCACCAGTTTGGCTCCCATCGAGCCAAGCAGCCGAGATACCGCCGTCACACCATCCATGGACTCGCCGGGCGGAATGAATATGCCGCCTGGATACGGATAGTCCGTTGCCGCGTCGGTAAAACTGGCTGTGTCGATGTTGGTGGACGGTATCGCCATGTCCTCGGTGAGAATGTATCGAGCGATATTGGCCGCCATGGTGACGAAGCCGGCGGTTGAGAAATCGCCAGCCACATCTGCCGTGATTTCCAGTCCGCTCGCTGGCGTCGAGCCTAACTGGACCAGGCCGCGGCTGTTGTCGGTGCGATATTGGCCGGCTGTGGTGCTGCCGCTGTAGAGGTCTGACGTGTCAGCCTGGAACGTGATGGTGGTCGCACCACCCTCATAGAGCGCATTCACGGTCCCTGGGCCATCGTTGTATTGCCAGATATTATTGGTTCGGTCGATGAGCGTCAGGGGCACGTTGTAGCAGGTGCCGCGGGCATAGGGCTTATTTATGCCGGCCAGTTCGGTGTCGCCCTCATAGCTGCCAGTGCCAGCATATGTCCTGGTCTGCAGTGTCTTTTGCAACCAGTAGGACGGATCACGTAGGGGAACCTCAAGTTCAAATTCAGACAGCAGCCAGGGCATAGCAAAGCCGCTGAATATCGTGGTTAGGTCACCGAAATCGGGGTCCAGCCAGATGCCCCTATCATCGTCCCAGGTTTTCTCACCGTAACGGATAGTCACCTCTCGACCGTCCGCGTTCCATTCCACCGCCGCGGTGTCGAAATAGCCGTCAACGTTGACCAGTCGCACAGAGCCCCAGCCCCAGGTGGCCGCTACCTGCCCAGGGTCGATGGGGCACCTCGCATCGAGTTCGAAAGCCTCTTGCATCCACGGTGGGTATGCAGTGACTGGCGTGCCGGCGGTTCGATATCCGGCGTCGCTGTAGGTGAGTGTCGAGGCATATTCCAGGTCCTCAGCCAGCAGCGACAGCGTGCCGATGGCGTGCGTGCCGATGCCTAATGCAAAGTCAACCGGGGCGATGCCGGGCGCATATACGTCGATGTCGATGGTAAAGAACGGACGCGTGCCACTGTTATGCCCCAGAGGCAGGCCGGTGCCCGCGCCGTCGCCTAGATAGAACCCAAAGGGGTCGATTACAAAATGGCCGCCATCACCTACCAGTGTCGGCATAGGTCACGTCCTATCGGCTGGCGGTCCATTAGACCCGTGGCGCAGTTCAGCCAGGATGTCGCGCAGTAGTTTGGCCATCTCTGCCTGGCTGCCCACGATGGCCTGAGTCTGGGTTTTCATGCCCTCTGTGAATGCAGCCGCGATCAGCCCATCAGGGGACATGGCAGAGATTGGCCGCAGGGCATCCTCGATGCGCATAACGGTGTCGGCGTATCCCTTGCCGCTGCCGAACACACCGCGCGCGGCTTGCCGCAGCGTCTCCGCGAACGTGGTCAGTTGGCTGATGGCGCCAAAGTCTCCAGCGGCGGCGCGGCCGCGGATGTCCTCGAACTGGGACGATGCCAGGCGCAACTGTGCCTGAGCCGAGAGCGGCGACTCAGAGCCGAACGACAGCCCGCGCGCATACTGGTTGATGCCTGTCAGGACTGATAGAGCATTGGCTGTGGCCGCAGTCATCGCCTGCGCCTTCTGCGTCTCGGCCTGGCGGGTCTCAGCCAAGATGCGGTCATTGAACTGCACAGTGATCGCAACCCGCTCCTGCTGCAGCGTGCGCTCAAGCAGCGCCATCTGGTCGGCATAGGCCTGGGACGTGCGGAAAGCCTCGCCGTATAGGCCAACCAGCCAGCCGTGCAGTTCCAGACGCTGCTTGTTGGCGTCCTGATCGAACCCGAACAGAGCGGCCGCCTGCTGGTCGAACACGTTGCCCGTGCCCTGGCCAAGCGCGGTCAGGTAGCGGGCATTAAAGCCCACATCCATGTCCCACATCTGAGACGCCAGTTGGCTCTGCACCTGAGCCATTGCCTGGTCCCGCGCTGCCGTCAGTTCCTTTTCGGATTGGATCAGCCGGGCCGTCATGTCGGCGTTGATGTTGCCGGCGGCCAGCATGTCACCCGCAGCCTTGATGGCCTCGTTGAACTGCTTAGCAACCTCGTTAATCTGGTCCTGGAACGTCTTAGCTGGCTGCACGCTTTTGATGAGCGAGTTCGCTGTTGTGTCCAGGAACCCCTGCGCATTCGCCATGGCAGATTGGAATGCCACCACCGCGTTTTGTAATTCTTCCGGGGAACTAAACGCGCGATCGGACACGATGCGATTGATGTCGGCGTTCGAGGACGAAAACCGGAACTGGCCGAATGCTGCGTTGAAGTCGCCGAATTTGCTGGGGTCCTGGAACCCGCCTGGGGTGTTGGTGCCAATCTGGCGCAGCGCGCCGATGCTGGCGATGGTCAGGCCAAGCGCGTCCATCAGTTTGTTGATGGCGTCGGCGCCCTGGACTGCCAGTTCACGACTGCTGGACGCAATCTGGTTGAACGACTCACCGACGTTCAACCTGCCGTCGCTGGTCATGTCGATGCCGGTGGTGCTGAACGCAGACGGTGCCTTGGGCCCGATCAGCCCACCGCCGCCGCCACCCAGCAAACCGCCGATTAGCCCACCGATGACAGTGCCAATGCCTGGGATTATTGACCCTATGGCCGCACCAGCCAACGCACCAGCGCCGGCGCCAATCTGTGGCGCTGGGCCGACCTTGCCCAGCGAACTCTGCAGGAACCCGCCAGCGAGGGAGCCTGCAGCGAACCCGCCGCCCACGCCACCCAGAACGCCGCTTAGGGTGGTGCCGGATAGCGCGCTCGACGACGCCGGAAGAACGGGCCCCTGCACGCCAGCAGCCAGTGGCGCGTATGCGGCCGCACCGGCAGAATTGAACACACTGGGCAGCAGTTCAGCGCCGATGCTGTTGAGCCAGGGGAACGCATTCTCGACTGTGCTAGTCAGGCCGCTCGCGCCGTTGGAAAGGAAACTCCACGCCCGGCTGCCCATGCTACCGATGCTCGACAGCGTGGACAGCGAGCCGAACAACCCGCCACCACCACCACCGCCATTGCCCATCGCCCCCAGGGCCGCGCCCAGCGTCGGCGCCTGCTGGCCTGTGCTGAACAGGGCGTTGCGGATGGGGTTTACCAGCGCAAGCTTGGCAAAGTCGCTGATGAGCGACGCCACGATGGCCTTGGCGATGTTGCCAAAGTTTACGGCAGCGCCAGAGCCAGACACGAATGCATCCACGATGCCCTGGCCCAGACGGTCAAACGCCGCGCCCAGCATGTCAGACACAGCCTGCACGCTGTTCTGCGCGTTCTGCAGACGCAGTGCGGCCTCTGTGCCGCGGTCCAGTTGCTCTGCATAGGTGCGCACAGCCTCGTTGAACCCCTCTTGATCGGGGCGCATCGACTTGAGCACTTCCGCCTGGGCACGCTGCAGGTTCGTGGCGCGCGCGATGGACGCGGCCGTGCCGTCATAGGCGTCGGCGATGCGTTCCTGTGCGTCGGCATTCTCGCGCGCGGCAACAATGGCGCTGTTGACGGCAGCGCGGTCACTCAGAGCCGCACGTTTGCGCGCCAGGTTCTCGACCACCTTGATTTGCTCAAGCAGCGCCGCGCGGACGGTTGGGTCTTTGGTCGTGTCGGCATAGTGCTGCGCCGATTTGGTGAGTTCCTGGACTTGCTTGTCTACCGCTGCGGTGTGGATTTCATAGGATGACTGCGCGCCGGATAGCTTCTCGGTGATGGCAACCTGTTCGCGCAGGTCGGCAATTGTCTTTGCCACCTCTTGCGTGCGCTGCTCGAACTCGGTTCTGCTGGTCGATGCCGCCTCGGTATTGGCGGCGATGTATTTGCGTTTGAACTCGGCCGCTTCTTTTTCACCCTGAATATTCAGTTCGCGGACCTTGTTCTCAGCCTCGATTTCCAGGCGGACGCGCGCGCGGCTTTCCTTGGATGCATTCAGCACACGCATCTGGGCATCGAGGGCGCGGTTTTGCTCAGCGAGGATTTTCGCATTCTGCGCCGCAGCGGCATTCGTATCGTTGAGGCCGCCCGATGCAGGGCCGGATGGTATTGGATTGGCCTGGCGCTGCAGGTCTATCAGTTCTTCAAGCGCGCGCTTTTTGGCGGCTAGTTCCTCGCGCTGCATTGTCAGTGTGCGGTTGGCAACGGCGCCAGTGGGCGAGCCAGCCTTGTTTATCTCATCCTCAAGCTTAAGGACCTGGTTGTTCAGCGCCATAATCTGCGCGCCAGGGTCCACGCCTTTCAGCGTTTGCGCCCACCGCTCAGTGGCGATGCGGAATGCATCAATGATGGCGATGACGGGCTTAGAGTTGGTGATCCGGTCCATAAATTCGGACCAGCCCACCCCAAGGTTCCGCAGTGCCTGCTGCATAGGCGAAAGCGACGACTCATTGATCCCGCGGATACGGGCGTCCAGCGCATCGAACGCCAGCCTGGCCGCGCCTGCCGCATCGCCTTGCCCGGTCATCGCCCGGATGGACTCAAGCTGCTTTGGCGTCAGAAAACTCAGCGCCTCATCTAACTTCTTAATCGCCTGATATGAGCCAGTTGCGGCCTCAGCTAGCCGTTCAGCCGCTACCTTGGCATCCACACCCAGCGCGACAGATGCGTCAGGCACCATGCGCGCCACGGTGCCGATGCCGGTCTGGCTCAGGGTGGTGCGACTCAGTTGGCTGACTACGGCACTCGCTTCGTCGCGCGCCACGCCTGCCTGAGACAGTGATTTGACAAACGTCTGTAGCTGGCCGGCCGACACCTCTGCGTCGCGCCCGACCGCTCGCAGCGAGACGCCGATTGCACGGGTCTCGCTTTCCATCTGTCCGGATTTTGATATGACAAGCGCCGCCGCGCCAGCCACCGCCACCAGCCCGGCCACGGCGAGGCCCGTGGGGGACAGCACGGCGCCAAACACGCGGCTGGCCGTCTGCCCAAGCGCCTGCAGCGCGCCGCCCTGGGCGGCCGCCATCTGGGCGACCTGGCTGCCTTGCTGCACCAGCGTGGTCATCACAGGCGCACCGGATGACAACTGGCTGAATACGTCGAACGACTGGATGCCCAGTTGACGCATCATGCTGGATGCGCCAGCCGTGCTGGTCGCCAGCCGCTGGTTCGACTGGTGCAGTTCGCCCTGTATCTCGATCAGACGCCGCTGCGCCTGTGTCGCCAGGGTCGCCGCGCGCTCAGCGTTCGGGCCGCCACGGGCTGCAATCGCCTGGAATCGCTCTAATTCTCGGGCAGTCTCACGCGCGGCCTGCCCCAGCGGATCGTATTTACGGGCGGCCGACTCTAGTTCGCGATTCTGCCGGGCGAATGCCGATGACAGGCGCCGGGTGGCCGTCTCAGCCTCATCGCCCACCATTTTATTGGCCGAGACAACCCTGGCTGCCGCCTCGCGGAACTCATCCGCGCCGCGCTTTGCCCCGGTCGCGTCTATCACCAGCCTTGTGACGGCTGTCTCGTTTGAGCCTGACATGCCGGGGGTCCACAACGATGTGATTGCAAAGCCAGCGCGAAATGCGCTTATGCTCCGCGCTCATGACAATTCAGATACGGATGGGGTTGGCTACGGCCGCTGTGGCAGCCAGCCTGATGAGCGCCTGTTCCGCACCCGATAGCCGCCCAGCGCCGCCTGTGGTCGAGTATCGGACCATGAGCGATGAGGCATGGGAGGCGCGGAAAGCGCAGGAAAAGCACATCAGAGACGCCGAACTAGACGCCATTCTGGCGCAGAACCAAATCGAGGCAGCGCGGGTCGAGCAGGAAATAGCCGCCACCCGCCGGCTGCACGGCAGCGCCGACCAAGCTCAGGCTCAGTGCCAGTATGAGGTGGCGGCCAGCCCCGCCAGCTATCAGGGGGGCTGGCTGTATCAGGCGGCTATGAGCAACCACCTGTTTGGCATGTGCATGCGGGCCAAGGGGTTCCCGCAGTAGTCATTTCTTCCTGCCGTGGCGCATGGTGTGCGCCTGCTGCCGCTTGAAGAACTCAAGCAGTTTGGCCGCCGCCTCAGCCGGGTTGGCTGGTGGCGGCTCTTTTTCTTCTTCCTCAGCGCCGCCCCATGGGTTTGTTTTCTTGAGGAAGTCGATTTTCCCTTTTAGAGCCAATTCCATCCGGCAGACGTTGGTGGTCATCGCCTGTTTGTCAGACCACCCCAGCCAGCCGGTGGCCAGTTCGTATAACTGCTCGACCAGTTGGTCGAGCGTCACTCGTTTCCCTGGTCGCTGTCGCCGCCCTTGGGTGGGGCGCCGTCATCCTCTGGCAATGGGCGGCCGCCGTTCATGAGCACCGCCACATAGGTCACCAGCGGCAGCAGCAGGTCATTTGTCAGACCGTGCCGATACACACGCTCCGGCAGCGCGGCAGCCTCTTTGTCTGAGAGGTCGAGCCCGAACCGCAGCAGGACGCAGATGCCCTCAAAGTCGGCGTCCACAATAGCCGTGCGAGCGTTTGCGATGCCCTTAAAGTGCCGGTTTATATTCGTCATCGCCTTGAGCGTAGGGCGCAGGAAACGATCCTGCCCGTTCAGCGTTATGGCGACCTCGCCGTCTGTGAGTTTGGACATGTCGGGGTGTCCTATAGGGGGGTGTCGGGGTGTCGGGAGTAGGCGGCGGCACCCCCGACAGAATGCCGCCGCCAGCCTGCGCAGGCTTGCCGTGGGCGCTTACGATGCGCCGATGAATGTAGGCGTGTTGATTTCCAGGCGGATGCTGGCTTTGATGATGCTGTTCACCGCGCCCATGCTGGTGCGGAACGACATCACTTTCGCCCCGAAATAGATGGTGTCGTATGATGCGTCGGCACCAACAATCGTGATCTTGAACGGGTAGGTGTTCTGATCGAGGGCAGACCCGTAACTCAGCAGCGCGGCCTGGCCGCTGTCGCTCAGGTCCTGCGCAACCATCAGGTCCATGGCGCCCTCATTGTATGCGCCTTTGAATTTGTATGTGCGACCATCAGAGACGGCGACGAAATTGACCATCTCGAATTGCTTGCCGAAGTCGCCAAGGTTCTCGATAAGCCCCAGTTCGGTGGCGATGGTCAGCCCCTGGAAATCGCCAATGGCGTCGCAGGATGTGGTCAGGTTGGTGAGCGGGGTGGCGCTGGTGTAGAGCCGTGCGCCAAGCGTGCCGGTGGCAGCCATGTTCAGTGTGTCCTATGCGCGGGGTGGTGGGTTACGCCTGGCGGACGTAGCAATAATCCACGGTAGCGGTGCGTGTGGCCGTGGTGCGGGAACTTACGCAAAGCGTCGGATAAAGTGTCGTGGCCGCGGTCGCATCGGCCATGCTGGTGCCGACGAGAGTGCCGTCTATGTAGAACGTGGCCGCGCCAGCGGCTGTCACCACCATGCGCAGGGTGCGGTATGTGTCAGCGACAAATGCCAGTGCGCTGTTCTGCGCGGTCGCGTCGCTGTTCGTGTCCACGCCAACGAACCAGATGTTGTCAGTGGACATCGCTGTATCGAACATGAACCCACAGCCGTCAGTGGCGTTCGATGTTAGGGTG